CCTGTTGCGGTAGCAACTATCATTGTTGGGCTATCGCCAAGCGGTAAGGCACAGGATTTTGATTCCTGCATTCGTTGGTTCGAATCCAACTAGCCCAGCTTGTTAAAAATTTAATTATGGGATACTAGCTCAGTTGGTAGAGCACTTGACTTTTAATCAAGTTGTCGGGGGTTCGAATCCCCCGTGTCTCACTATGTGGGAAAACTCATTGCTTTTAGTAATGAGTTTTTTTATTGTATTCGTATAACTGTCTCACTTAAATTTAGAGGTCAAGCACACAGAAAGTGAGGTTGTTATTATGAAACAAATCCAAATGAACAAATCTAAAAATTTATCTGTAGAGGACGCTTATGATTTATTTATCAGAAAGTGTCGTGTCAAGAATTTATCCCAAGCATCTATTGTGTCATACGAGAATAAAATTCATCCGTTTGTAGATTACTGTGAAGGTGGTCTTATCAGTGCGGTTACAATCGACACAGTGGATGGATTTACCAATCATCTTAAAACAGAACATAATGTGAATGATGTATCTGTCGTATCTTATTTACGGTCTGTGAGAGCGTTCCTATATTATTGCATGGAATGTAACTACATGACCACATTCAAAATTCATCTTCCAAAAGCACAGAAGGACATTAAGGAAACTTACTCGAATGAACAGTTGGAGAAATTATTAGCCAAGCCAGACCTCAATAGTTGCTCTTTTACGGAGTTTAAGACATGGGTGTTTGAAAACTATATGCTTGCTACTGGAAATCGTCTCAGTACGGCTCTAAACGTCCATATCAAGGACATTGACTTTGATAATGGAATGATTATGTTGCGTAAGACAAAGAATCGTAGACAGCAGTTAATCCCACTCTCAGCGTCTTTATCTGAGATATTGAGAGAGTATCTTGATATTCGTGGTGGAAATCCTGATGATTTTCTCTTCTGTAATAACTATGGTGAGCAAGCCAGTAACAGGACATGGCAGACATTAGTGTATCGCTATAACATTAAGCATGGTGTCAATGTCACGAGTATACATTCATTCCGACATACTTTCGCAAAAAACTGGATTCTCTCAGGTGGTGATATTGTAAGATTAAAGACCATCATGGGACACAGTAATATTGCAGTCACGAATGAATACCTTGCTATGTTTGGTCAGGACTTACAGATGGACTTTGAAAAATTCAATCCATTAGATAACTTGAAGAACAGAAACAGAGAACAAATCAGAATGTAAAGGAGAATAATGTTTATGAAGAAATGGATTAAGGTAGATAACGGAAGAGTAACACAGGTGATTAAATTTGATGATGGCTCAAAGATGGAACTGCCATTAGATAACAATGGTAACTTGAAATGGTTTGATGACAGCAAATTTGTGAAAAAACCCAAGTGATTTTCTAGGGTGACAACAACCCCCAATAAATCCCTACTGTTGTCCAAATATCGTGACAACGATAGGGATAAAAGTGGGGTAGTTGTGACACATATTAGTAGTAGATAAGAGTTAATAATAGACAAGTGATACCACTCGTTTTCAACGAGATGTTATTCTTTGGATTTATTATTGTTTTGTTTTGGAAAGGAGAGATACATGAATTATGCGAATGTATTTGGTCGTACTCAGAAACAGTTTGACATGACCATGAACAGAGAGAAGATTACAGTTACAGATTTCTTCAATTCAGATATTAAATATGATGTATTCTTCCGCAGAAATCAGCGTAGTACCACACCGCAAGGTAAGGTTAGATTTTTCTATGCTCAGAGTACACCTATTCATATTGGAACTATCTTTGTATTGAATGGAGAAAATTATATTGTGACTTCTCAGGACGGAATTGAGAGTGATATATATTTTACATCTATTGCAGTCAGAAGTGATATGACCTATAAGGTTAAGACAGATAAGGGTACTGCCAGTATTCCATTTGTTGTTGTATCTGATAAATGGACTGTTGCTCATGGAACTATTACACAGTTGAATGGTGCAGTTGCGTTGTACACAGGTTATAACAGTGCAGTGGAGAATATAAAGGTGAATGATTCTTTTAAGGGATTTGGCAACTATTATAAGGTTGGGAATACCTTTAAGAATAATAATCTGTTCTATCTGTATTTGGAGCAGACGCAAGCACCGATTGACAACTATAAGATGAAATATATTGGTGTAACCTCATTTGATCTGAAGGAGAGCAACACATATCAGTTGACTTATTCCGTGACCAACAATGGGGATGTTGTAGAGAATCCACATATATCATATGAATCTTCTAATGTTGAGATTGCTACAGTTGATGATAATGGTCTTATGACTATGCTTCAAGAAGGTTCAGTTGATATTGTTGCTTCATGCGGTGGTGCTACCTGTACAACAACTATGGCTATTTCAGACACAACACCGAAAGTCAATTATACAACGAGCATATCAGCATCAACAGATACGATTAAGGTTGGTGGCTCTTATAAGACACTTACTTGTCTGTTTGCTGATAAGAATGGACAGGATATTACAGAAACAGTCGTTGCCGATATGACAACTGCTGACTTTACATGGACTTGTTTCATTGATGGAACTGAATATACAAATGATTCTATGGTCGTTTGGTATAAGGATTCGTCTACCAATAGCAAGAGAATTAAGTTGACTTCTGCTGCAACGAGTTATCTTGCACATACAATCACTATCAAGTGTACAGTCAATGGTGTGACGGCAAGTAAAGATTTTGAAATCACAGAGTAACCTATAACTTGGCGAAAAAAGATTTATCTCTTACTTGATATTTTCATAGAATATGATATAATATCTATGTAGAGAACATAAGTTTTGTAAAAAGTTTACAAAAAAGGGTTAAGTTTTTTATAACTTGTGTCGATATATATTATGTAAGGGATAAATCTGATAGCCAAATACACAGAAAGCGAGGAAATAAATGATATTAGATAATGGCTTGAAGATTATGAGCATTGATGCTACCGACTTATTTAGAGTAGAAGTAGAATCAACAAAGAACAAAAAGGGCAAAGAGATTAAGGTTGCAAAAGAAATCGTACCTTCTGGATTATCTTCCTATTACGATTACTATGATGAATCAAAAGATGAAATTCTTCATCTGAGAAATCCCCAGTTATTCAAAATGAAATTAGATAGCAGTATGGCACTGGATGAATTAGGTCGAGTGATAGCAGACAGACGAATGACAAAGACAGCATTTTTCAATGTCAGAAGAAAGTTAGCAACAGACCAAGTAGTATACTTAACATTCAAATATTCTTCATTTAGAAGCACTCTCGAAGATGATAAGGATGATAAGGGCAAGGTCAAGAAATACAGGGTAGACGGAAAGACAAAAGAAACCATCAGATATATGATATATGATAAGGAAGATTTCTCTTTCAAGATTGACGATATTGAATATGTAAGATGGTGTCGGTCAGGAAATGCTTCAAGACAAGGTAAATGTTTCTTCATCAACAAGGAACTGGTTCACACAATGAACCTGTTTACGGATTGCGGTATCAATCCTAAGAAGAGAAGAATCAATCTTGCATCATTTGAAGCGTACAGAGCATTGTTGTTATCACATAAAACAGCAAACTTAGATATTCGCCCGGAAAACATACTTCTTATCAAGGATGTAAAATCAGTATTCAAAGATAAGGTAATGTATGTGGGACTTAAAGACAAGAAACTCTTCACAGAAGAAAAAGAAATGACGATTGAAAACAAAATATGGGATGGACAATCACTGATTGATAAATCTCTGATGGGTGACTACCAAGACAAAGGAATGTTACTTCTTCGTCACAAATTCTTCAAATCTTGTTGCTTTAACAGCAATATTCAGCAGTGGTTCAAAGATAACCACATCACAGATGTTTCCCAGTTAAACGGAATTACAACAGCAAAGAGAATCGAGGACATCAAATTTATTACTACTCGAAGCAGTATTAAATATTGTAAATTCGGAGATACCGAGAGTTGGTTCTATGATTGGTTGAAACAAATTTCTAAGAAAAATATCCCATTTGGAATAGTAAAATATGAAAAGCCGACCAAATACTTTGGCGGTAAGTTAGTAAGAACACACTATCAGATTTTAAACACCTTACAGATTACAAAGAATAAAATCACAGAATTATTACAACAGACATTAGATTATATCGAACTGCTCAGGAAAGATCCACTTGCAATGTATCACTATTGCGAAGCAACCTCAGATGATGAGGACAGCGACTTAATGATGAATGTAAAAGCAGATGTAATTTACAGAATGATGAAACTGAATATGTCCTTCAAGGACACAAAACTTTACAAACATCTTGCGAAGAATGTAATTGAGAGCATCAGAGCAGATATTAAGTGCGGAAGGATTCTCGTTAATGGTAACTACTCAACGGTCTTAGGAAATCCAATCGAAATGCTTCAGGAGTCAATCGGAAAGTACGAGCCAGAGACAACAATAGTTGGTAAAGGAAACATCATATCAACAGCGTTCCCACAGAAACAGTTACTTGCTTGCAGAAGTCCACATATCACAATGGGAAATATTTATCTCCCACATAACACTGAGAACCATTTGGTTACAACCTACATCAATATGACAGACAACATTATGGTAATCAATTCAGTAGGTGAGAATGTTTTACAGAGAGCAAATTCAATGGACTTCGACAGTGACCAGATGATGATTGTTGACAACGACATAATGATTGATGCAGCCGTTAAGAATTATGACAAGTTCTTAGTTCCGACAACAGATATTGAACCTGATCCGAAGGAAGAGGAATACACGGCAAAGAATCTTGCAAAGTTGGATTATGAAAGCAGTGAAAATCTTATAGGTCAGATTGTTAATCTTTCACAGGTCTTGAACTCAAAATTGTGGCACGAGATGAATAAAGAAGAACCGAATCAAAGTTATATTGATAGATTGTATAAGGATGTATGTCAGTTATCTATAATGTCAGGTCTTGAAATTGATAAGGCAAAGAAAACACTGATTGTAGATAACAAAAATGAGTTGAAAGAAATCAGAGAACGATACAAAAGCAAAGAAGATGGCAAAATCGGTTATCCAATGTTCTTTAAGGAACTTGGTAAGAAAGGAAATTACGACAGCAAAAAGACATATATCTTCTATAATACAACACTTGATATGATTGGTGATGAGATTGCATACAAGACAATGACAGTTGAGGGTACAGAAAAGGCACTGCATAAAATCCTGAGAAAGCCAGATATTAAATCAAGAGATGTTGACAAAGATAAGATTAAGGCGGTCTTGGAACTCTGCGAACAAAGAGCCAAAGACGATAAGAAATTAGGAGTTGAGAAAACTCAGTTGGGTAAAAGCGAATACAACCGCATGAGAAAGCAGACCATTGAAAACTTCTTGGAAGATTTGGCAGAGATAAAGATGAATCAAGCAACACTCTACACATTGCTTACAAGCAAGGATGCAGAGAAATATGAGGACTATATCTTACAGGGATTATTGGAACTGAAATCATCTACATTGAAGAAACTGGTTAAGACAGATGATACAACACCAACACTTGTAGAAGATGCAGCAGGAGACATTGAGATATACGGAATAAAGCATAAAAAATCGGAAGTGGCATAAAAACCACTTCCTTTTATTTTGCAAAAAAACTGCACGATTATTGCCGAATTAAATTTCGTTCCTCCTTGTAAAATAAGGCATTCCGAGGTCATTACAATGGGTGTAATATGGAGGGAAAAAATTGCGTTTTGGGCATAAAAAACACACCAACAATCCTATGAATACATTGGTGTTCTTGTCATTAAATTTCTTTCCTATGGAAAAGCATAAGAAACTTTTACAAATGCTATTATAGCAGGATAGAAAGTCAATGTCAACGATTTTCTAAATTTTTTATGCAACAAAATTTCTAGTATCTAACATAGTAATCATTTATTTATGGGACGGTGTTCTATCGTCCCTTCCTCCTCCAGTTTATAACGGTCGAAAAAACGGCACGTTAAAATATATCAAAAGTTTTTATGGGGCAGCCCCACGAACTAAATTTAATTTAGGGCGTACCGACTGCAACAGGAAAGGATTAAAAGATGGATATTAAAGAATTGAATTTAACAGATGAGCAGATGGCTCTTGTATCTAAATATGTTCAGTCAGAAACAGATAAGGTGCGTACAGATTATAGTGCGAAACTTAAAACTGCCAATGATGAGATTGCAAGATTAAAGCCAGTAGAAAAATCTGATGCAGAGAAAGCATTAGAGGAAAGAATCTCTGCTCTCGAAAGTAAAGAGAAAGAACTTGCTAATAAGGAAAAGTCAATGACGCTTGCAAGCAAATTAAAAGAGAAAGAACTTCCAGAAGGATTAGCACAGTTCTTAAATGTCGGTGAGGACATGGATAAGACCATAGAAGAGGTAGGTGCATTGTTCGGTAACTACTTTCTCAACGGATCAAACAAACCATCAAATCACCAGACCAGTAAAGGAATCACAAGGGAAGATTTTAAGAAGATGGGATATGCAGAGAGGGCAAAACTTTATGCAGAGAATCCTTCACTTTATCAAGCATTGAATAAATAGGTGGTGATGACCACTTATTCAATGAGAAAGGTGGTCTAATGGACGTAAATACAATTCAAACATTGATTACTTCTGTTGGTTTTCCTATTGTCTGTGTACTTGCTTTAGGATGGTTTATCTATAAAGCATTTGAGAAGTTCACAGCACAGTCAGAGAAGCGTGAGGAAAAACTTTACACTGTTCTGGCTAATGCACAGGAAACTAATGAAAGATTATCAAAGACAAACGCTGAGTTTGTGACGGTATTGAATACATACAAATCTGACCTTGAAGAGATTAAGTCAGATGTATCGGAAATTAAAGAAAATATGAAAGGTTAAAATGGTGAAAATTTATGAGTACAATCAATACAAATATTATAGTGCCAGACGTGTATTCCACTCTTTGCAGGGAAAAGATTACAGGCAAATGCAAGGTAGCACAGTTCCTTGTAAACTTAGGAGAACTCCACGGCAAAGTCGGTGAGACATTAACTATGCCTAAGTGGGGGTATATCGGAGATGCTAAGGATTGGGACATCAATACTCCTATGGATGTAACACAGATGAAGCAGACATCTACAACTGCTACAATCAAAGCAATCCAGGCACCAGCCGTAAAAGTTGCAGATTATGATTCTGAGGTGGAACTTGGTAATGCTATCAATGAAGCAGCAGAGCAGCAGGCAATCGCAGTGGGTAGAAAATATGATACTGATGCTATTGCAGAGGCATTAAAGTCCCCGCTGAAATATAAGTTAGGTGCTAAGAACACTGTAACACAGGACGAGATGATTGCAATTCTCGGTCTTTACGGTGACGACAGAGACAGTGCAGATTTTGATGCTATCGTTATCTCATCTCTCTTTGCACCATCTTTCTACAAGATGGATATGTTCACTTCTCGTGAGAGAACAATGACAAAGGATGGTAACGGTATTGCAGTAAACGGAATTATCGGTTATTTCCTTGATATTCCAGTTGTATTATCTGATCGTCTCTATGATACAACAAATACAGAGGGATTTATCCTTGTAATGAAGAAGAACGCTATCTCTTACATTCCAAAAGAGAATCCATTCGCTGAAACTGCAAGGGATGCATCTCTCAGACAGACAACAATTTACTTATCTCAGTTTTACGCTATGGCTCTTACTGATGATACAGCAATCGTTGTTGCTAAGACGGTATTACCTACAGGTAAATAAAATACACATAAAAAGAAAACCAAAAGAAAGTAAAGTTTCATTGGGAATAATTTGAATAATTATGGGGTGACTTATATGTGTATAGGTCGTCCCATTTTTTGTAGAAAGTGAGGGATAAAATGCTCAGTGGAGAACAGTTAAAATTCCTGAGATATTATAATTCTAAGACACAACAGCAAGTCGCTGATTGGTGCAATGTATCAAGAAGATATATCATTATGGTTGAACAGAATGAAGAAAGATTATCAGAGGAAACATATAACGCTTTTATCAACTGCATTTATGGCATTGGAAAGCCACTGCCAAAAGAACCAAGACCAAATCAGACCAGTAAAAAGAAGAAGTCAGGTGATGAGTAATGGGACTGTTCAGTAGAATATTTGGCGGTAAGTCCATTAGGTCTGCTGCAACTTCCGCATCATTTCTTGGTGCTTATCGTGAAGCGGGTGGACAATCTTATTCAGGCGGTGGATGGGGATTAGACAGATTCAACAGTATTATAGATGCTCATTCATCTGTAGACGATATGATAGAAGAATGGGGACTTGCTGATGAAGGTTGTCGGTATCAATCCCTAGATGGATATTCTAACCCATACACCCAAGCATACCGTGAAGAAAGAGAACGTGCAGAAGAAGAAGTAGAGGTTCTTGCAATGTTCGGAGAAGAGATAGATGTAGAACTTCTAATTGATTGGGACACTGTAGAAGAGAACGCTTATGAGTATGCAGAAGAACTTGCACAAGCATGGTTGGACGGTTCGGAATGGATTCCAGAAGAGATTATGGACTGGGCTTGGTACGATTTATCAGACCATAATATGTAAGGGAGAACACAATGACAGGAAAAGAATTTCGCAGATGGCGAAGAAGTTTAGAAATCTCTCAACAAGTGGTAGCCGATTATGCGGAATGTAACAAGTCAACTATCTGTCGTTGGGAGAAAGAACAAATCAAAATATATCCAGACCTATATTCTAAGGTAATGGATTTCTATAAAAATCATAAATAATCTTACGCACAAATCTGTGCGAACAAATCACAAAAACAAAAGTCGGAAATGTATGAATAGGACATGGCGACTATAAAACAAAGGAAGTAACCAAAAAACGGTAGAAAGGCAAGGTGAAATAATTTGCAGAAAGAACGCAAGTATTTCATCTTCATTATGATTAACTGTCTGAGCGAATTATTTCGCCCAGATGGTGAACGTAATGAACGTGGAATATTTAAGTAAAGTACCTGAGTGGTATAAGAGTAATGAAAAATTTGATTTAGTATTGAGTGATGATATTGATTCACTCACAACAGTTGCAGTTGTACAGAGTGTACATCCAAACTGGAATGTAGAATACTTCTATGATTTCGATAATATCTATGCAAGTCCAGATGCTTATTTCAAGGAAAATAAATCACGCACAAGAGTATGGTGTGATGTAGCGTTTTGTAGAAATGAAATGGCATTTGACAATCATATCAGCAGGAAAGATATAGACGACCATGTAAATCCTCGTTGTATCAATCCTAATATCTTAGCAAGCGTATCTAATTATGGCTATACAAATAAGTATGCAGGATCAACTGCTCTACTTGTTTGGTCTTTATACAATATCCCATTACCAAAAACAGAAGAAGGAAAGATGATGCTGCTTTGTATCGACAGCACATTCAAAGGATTTTATTCGACCAAATTCAAAGAGAGAAACAGATTCTTTCTTTGTGATGTATTGGATTTACCTGAATTATATGAGGTAGAGAAGCGTCACGACATTAAAGAATTTTATCAGTTAATGGACAAGTATGGATTATCTCAGAAGATTAGATACAACAGCGAAACAAAACAGATTGAATCAAAGTTAGATGTCGCCACAATCAGCGAGAAGTTGGGAATAGATATATCTCTTCCAACAAAACAATATGACCATTGGAGAAGTTTTGAGCAGAAACAGGTCAATATGTGCGGTGTGAAATCCATAAAAGATTTAGAGAGAGGATTGGTCACACTGGCTTTTACATTTAGAAATGTAGCAAAGTATTCTGTCTTGAAAAAGACGGCTTAATTGAAAACTAAATAGAGAATATATAAGTGGGTGGCTACATTACAGTCACCCTATAACAAAAGAAAGGACACAGAAAGATGAATGAATATTTTTATGAAATGACAAAGGACTTAAACAACAGAGAGTTTGAGAAAGTATATAAATCATACAGAAAGGGGAACAAGATTCATGAAAGAGAAAGATACAGTGATAATCTTCACGGCAAAGAAAGCGAGAACTTTATTGAAGATGGGTTATACGCTTGTGGATATTAAGCCAGATAAGATGGATGTAGATCATAAGAGAAGTGTATTCGTTTTCAAGAATGAAGATGGAATTTTGGAGAATATATAAGTGGCTCAAAATTGAATCAAATTTATCTTTATCACTTAAAGGAATAATCGTCTGCCCTGTCGGGCATCCGTTCCTTGAAGTAAGAAAGAGAAGTTTGCAATTTTTCACTTGGAAGATACATATTCATTAACTGTCCACTTGCGTGTCCAGTTTTATCACATCTCAACTTACATTTTGAAACACATTTCTTAATGGGAACCAAGTGAAGAAAACAACACAGGCGTATGCCACTCGTACCTACAACTTTCCAAAATCGTCCACTCAGAACACACATATTAGAGAGAGTAATAGATATGTACTTTCTGACTGGACAAAAATGGAAAATCAAAATGTGACAAAAGTGAGGGCGTAAGCACTCACTAATAAATATGTCAAACAAAACACAAAAAGGAGAATTAAAGAATGAAGACAGTAAAAATTATCAATCCAGTACAAGCAGGTTTTTATTTTGAGAATGGATTAAAGCCATTAGATATTTATTTCAGTAGAGGTAAATGGGTTTGGGAGTTTGATAAAGACGAAAGCAATCCATTATTTACTCGTTGGCTGAACAACGAAAACAAAATGAAATATTAACTTGAAGGAGATTATTAAATGAAGGAAATTATATTAAATACAGAGTATACATATTCGCAGATTTGCGAAGCGATTGGTTGGAAAGTGACTACAGGAAATTCTAAGAAAGCACAAATCAAAGAGATAGAATCATCATTTGAATTTTATCATCCTATGAATAAGAAAACCCACAAGGAGAAGAAGTCATATATCTTTACAAAGCAGTTGAAAGATTTGGTCGAGCCATCAGTTCAGAATAATGGTGGTAGTAATAATAATAAGAATATTACACCTATGATGGATTATCTTCTTCGTATAGCAAGCGAAAAAGAATTTAATGTTGGTACTGACATGACATTAACTCATTGGTTCTGTGGCAGTGCAGGTCTTGATTTAATGGACAAGGATATATATGTTGAACAGTTTGGCTCAGATGAAGAGTTAGCACCATTTTGTGCTGAGTATCATATCTCCAAGCCGAGATTATTTCGTGAGTACATGGGGATTATTAGAAAGAATACAAAGGATATATTCTTAAAATCATTAGAGGTCATGGCTAAGAAAAATTTAGTCGAGTACATGGATGGTTATGAGTTCTATTACAAGATGAATAAGCGTGGCTGTATGGGATATATATTCACAGATGAGTTGAATGATACAGTACATGGTCTTGAAGAGAAGAATTGTAATGAACTCAATGATGCTTACAATCTCAGTCGGAAAATGGCAGGTAGGCAACTACTTATGTGTGTTTATAGAAAGCCAGAGATTAAGGAACAGTTTGATGATTTTATGAATAATGATTTGAATGATATTCCTGTGTGGGATATTCTCAACGTGCGTATTGATGAAGAATATAAATATAGTTGTCATGTAGATGATGAACATAGTATTCAATCATATTATCGTGCAATCGAAATTGATATGATAGAAGATACAATCAATCAGGACTGTGATAAAGATGGTCTTGCAACAGCCGTTACAAATGTTATTCGCAGAGTGAGTCGCCGGGAATTACTCAATAAGAAGTGGAAAGATAAATATGGAAATGTTCATACGACTTATGACTCTTGGGAAGATGCTACTGATATAGTGGCTATTGAGAAATTATTATTCACACATTTTGACGAGGACTTTGATGATGGAACATCACTTGATTTAGCGGTGCTTGATAATGAATTAAAAGATTTTTTATTGGATGACGTTTCCCGAAATGGAAACACTGATGGATTAACGGAAGAAGAAAACAGATTATTTGATAGGGTGTCTATTGCATAGGCATCCTTTTTTATTGCACTCCAATTGGAGTGCAGAATAGTTTTAGAAAGTGAGGAACATAAAATGAAAACATTTGAAGAATTAACTTATTTCGTGGACACAAAGGATTATATGAAAGCATATGGCAAGGTTGCAGAATCTATTGATAATGCTGAGTTGGATAAAGCAAAGAATTATTTATCTCTCTTGAAATTAAGAGAGCAGGAATTGATTAAAAGTATGAGTTATGAACTCAGAACTGAACGTGAAATGATTGCAAGTGGGATTGGATTAAAGGAAGGTGAATACTAATGACTAAGGAAAAGACAATTATGCAAGCATTAACAGAGGTTGTTCCTAATTATCTTGCGTCATATCTTTGTTGGTATTACTCTGATCCGAACAAAAGAATCAGTTGGGATGAACTCTGTAAATCAGATGCTAACTTTAGAAGTAAAAGCGGTGGGAATAAAACAGAAGATTTTGCAGAACAGAACTGGCTCATTCGTGATGATGTTCAGAAAGCAATGATTATCTATTTACAGTATATGAAGCGTTATAACTTTATGAAGCGTTATCAGGAGATGAATAAGAAGGCATTAAGCGGTGACGTGAACAGTGCAAAGTATGTTGATGAGATGGATAAGATTCTGGACAAGATGAGTGTAGACAAGAATACAGAGAGTGAGATTGACAGATTGCTTGAGGGGGTGACAATCAATGGAAATTAGTTTAGCCAATGCCAAGAAGTTAAACTGGCTGTGGCAGGATGAACATGAGATTGAATGGATTGAAACCTTTATACAGGCAGTAGATAAATCTGGTAAAGTGTGCAAATACAAACTTACGGATGAGCAGAAAGCATTGTTACAATCGCTAGACCATAAGAATGTCATTTCAAAATCAAGGCAACTTGGAATTTCTTATGTTGTATGTAGTATATCGCTGAGAAGGTGTATCTGTCATCCTAACACGACCTGTGTGCTTATATCGCACTCTCAGGAGAGCACCAATAAAGTATTTGCTAAGTTAAAGCAACAGTTTTACTCTATACCAGACATTATCAGACCTGAACTGTTGACAAATAACCGACAGGAATTGTCTTTTGTGAATGGTAGCAGAATATCTTGTCAGACAGCAGGAAATAAAGATTTATGTCGTGGTGATACTATTAACGGTGTATTGCATATGTCTGAGTTTGCCATGTGGAAGAATCAGGAAGGACAGATGCAGTCACTTATGCAAGCAGTTACAGATAGTGCAACTGTAATAATAGAAAGCACGACAAAAGGATTTAATCTCTTTTCAACTACATATATGCAAGCAAGGAACGGTGAGAATGATTTCAAGCCGTTCTTTTTCAATTTCATAAATGGATCATCTTTATTCATTCCTCAGTACAAGTTGGCGGTCAAGTCGTGGAAAGCGAGACACAACGGTAAGATGCTCACAGAAGATGAGTATGATGAGGAAGAAAAATCTCTTGCCAAGTTGGGTATGACACCTGAACAGGCGGTATGGAGAAGAGGAAAAATATCTGAGTCCTCATTAGATGCTTTCCATGAAGAATTTCCAAGCACATTTGAAGAGAGTTGTATTGTAAGCGGTTCATCTGTATTTGATAACAATAAGGTTATTAGATTACAGCAAGCAATAGTGCAGCAGAACATCAAGCCATTATCACTTGATAAGATAGTTGGGATTCCCCAAGTGTTACGACCTCATGTATCTAATCGCAATCTGAAGGTGTGGCAGATTCCCAAAAAGGGAATACGCTATGTTCTCGGCTGTGATGTTGCTGAAGGTCTTGGTGGTAAGAGAGATAGTTCTACCATCTATGTATCGGATAAGGATGGTGTACAGGTTGCGGAGTTCAAGTCCAATAAGGTAAAGCCATACGAATTTGCGGATATAATTGATGCAATGGGTAGATGGTACAATAAAGGATTGCTCGTGGTGGAGAAAGCATCAGGCGGTCACAGTTGTATTGAGAGATTAAGATACGACAAGAAATATATGAATATGTACAAATATAAGTGCTATGACGAGTTCAAGAGAACCATTTGGAAGGTTGGATTTGATACCAACAACAAGACCAAGAGTATTGCGGTCAATGATATGCGTGAGTGGTTCGATAAGGGGCTGATTGACATACAGAGCAATGATTTACTGGAAGAGATGAAAACATTCGTTGCAGAGGATAACGGAGCATTTAATGCCGTTGTGGGTTCACATGACGACCTTGTGAGTGCTTGTTGGTTATGTATTGCAGGAATGAAATCTGCTTTCTGGTATCCGTTTTAGAAAGGAGAGACAATGGACAGATTAGATTATTATATTGAGAAACAATATGGCAATGATCCTAAGTGGTTTGAAGAGGAAATCATTCAGGGCAGCCATGCACAGAGGATAAGTAATGTTATTGCCAATAGAGATTATTTAAGTGGCAGACATAAGGTTTTATTGCGTCAGGACAGCCAATATAAGGGCAAGACATTAGTTGTTAATAAAACAGTGATTAACTATGCTAAGACCGTTATTAAGTTCCATAATACATTTTTATTAGGACATCCGACTGCTTTATCCTGCAATGATGAACATACGCTGAATACATTTAATGACATCTATAAGTTAGGACAGTATGCTACTGTTGACTATG